AGCATGGTTCTCCATATCGAGCAGGGTATCAGTTGCATAAAATTTTTAAGGCAGATTCTCTTGACGAGCGTTCTCGTCCTATTGTACCACTTGGTGGAAACAAGGAATTAGGTTACTAACTATGAAAGATATACAAAGCACGAAAGATAAACGGGGCATATCGATAAACAAGGTTGGCATATCTGATGTGCGGCATCCCATACAAGTCATGTGTCCTAATGGCCAGTCTCAACATACAGTTGCTACCTTTTCTGCCTGTGTTAACTTGCCTCACGATGTGAAGGGAACGCACATGAGCAGGTTGGTAGATGCAATCAATCAGTGCAATGTTGCTATTGCCAGTGACAGTTTGCAGCAAATGGTTTCTCAGGTTTGTAATAATTTAGAAGCAGAGGAAGCTACCATAACCCTAAAGTTTCCATACTTTGTAACTAAGTCTGCCCCCGTTACATCAATGGAGGGACAAATAGATTATGATTGTAAATTAACTGGCACTATAAATTCAAACTGCTTTGATTTGATTACTGAGGTTACCGTTCCCGTTACATCTCTGTGCCCTTGCAGTAAAGAGATAAGTGACAGGGGAGCACACAACCAACGCAGCCGTATTACTATCGCTGTAAAGAGTAAGGAAGAACATATATGGGCAGACGATCTAATACAGGTTGCTGAAGAGTCGGCCTCTGCTCCACTTTACTCATTACTAAAAAGACCAGATGAGAAGTTTGTTACAGAGCAAGCTTATGATAATCCAGTTTTCGTAGAGGATTTAGTTCGTGCCGTGGCATCTCGTTTGCAAGACGATAGCCGCATTGATTGGTTTTATGTTCGTTCAGTTAACGAAGAGAGTATACATAATCACAATGCTTTTGCAGAAATAATTTCTTGATTTGAAAGTAGCAAAGCCATACAACTCAGGTCAATGGTCTAAGGCTCGATACAGGAGCTTTATTATGTCTGCCTTACGTCGCGCTCAATGGCCTGTTAAGTATGAAGCTATCAAATCAAGCTTTGTTGTTCATGGTGTGAACCCCGCAACAGGGCGCAAGTGTAAGCTGCACAAGTGCTCTGCTTGCGGGGAACTATTCCCTGCTAAGGACATGAGAGCAGATCACATTGACCCCATCGTCCCGGTCACTGGCTTTGACAACTGGGATGCGCTCATAGCCAGACTGTTCTGTGAGATAGGCGGCTTCCAAGCTATCTGTGTGGAGTGCCATTCAATCAAGACCAAGGCCGAGAACGCAGAGCGAAAAAAGAACAAACAGGTGAACAAATAATCACCATACCCTAAAATTTAAATATCATTGAATATCAACGATTTGTAAAATAATTAAAAAAAGTATTGATTTATTTTTTCGGTCTGTCATAACATTAAACCATCGCACGACTGCGACACATAAAAACACACACATCAATAATATATATAAAATGAAAAAAATAAAACTACCACGCAAGCATGTTCAAGACTTCATAGAGCGTTTTGACGAGAAAGATTGCCCCACTGTAATCCGATGGATGGAACGACAAGTAGAGGTCGAATTGACCGAAGACTGGCCTATGCAGAATCTCTTTGAAGATGCACTATATTACTCTGACGGGTCAGGTATGGACGCTGACTATATGCCATTAGTTAGAAGTGCAAGACGAGTTGTTGAGATACTAAATCCTATTGTTCCCAAGGAGTGGGGCAGAAGCTTGAGAGACTGTCATCCAACAACTAGGGCTGAACGCCAAGGGAGTCCCGGCTATATGTCTCTGTATCAAATAACCAACTAACATTTTAACAACAGCCCTAGCCCTACGGGGCGGGGCGCAACCAATAATATTATGTCTAGAACTAAACCAAGATCAACAGGGTCTTCAAACCCTGCTACCAAGTTCCTTCAATGGAACACACAAGCTTCCGCATGGGAGTTTTACGATAAAGAAGCCCAAGAGTCTAAAACACTACCACAGGACACAGGGTTCATTATCCTCGACCAACTCATCACGGCCAAGGGCTGGGACGATAGAAAGAACAGCGCAATCTGGGCTAACGAAGTGTATACCGTAGGAGACAAACTTACTCTCCGCAACAAGGACGGTATCATCGCTACCGGCATCTGGTCAGAAGTAAAGACTGTGCATGGTGTTAAGTTCACCAAGTCTGTCTACGCTATGGCTAAGGTTGGCGCGGGATATGAGCTTGTTAACTTTCAACTCAAGGGCTGTGCTCTCACCGCATGGATTGAATTTGAAGACAAGGTTGGTGGCTCCAATAAATTAGAGGGAGACATCGTTGTAGCAGTTACCGAAGCAGTCCAAGATCGCAAGGGTGCTGTAAGTTACAACAGGCCAGTCTTTAACATTGTATCTAACACGCTGTCCGATGAGGCTGCTCTGCAAGCAGACATGATGGATGGCACACTACAGGAATACCTTTCCTCCTACCTAAAGGTAGAGAAGCCCACCGAGGACGATGAAGAGGAGGAGAGTGAGCTAGAGATTGCTTACTCGGAGCCTGAAATCATAGCAAACCCTTTCTAGGCATATGGGGCTAGCCCTTCTCCTGCGGGGGAGGGGCTTTATTTTGCAATGGTTAAGAAGACTAACCCCAAGGATGCTTGCGGCATAAAAAAAGTGCCGCTATCAGGTATGCCGGCTAACGTGCTCCTTGAAGCAGGGCTTGTGAAGCTACACGGAGACTTGAAGTATGGCAGGTTCAACTGGCGTGAAGCAGGTGTCAAAGGCTCTGTATACTATGATGCCGCCTTCCGTCACCTAGCCGCCTGGTATGAGGGAGAGGACAACGATCCAGACTCTGGACTGCACCACATCTCTCATGCCATAACAGGTCTTGCCGTCCTAAGAGACTCAATTATGAGGGGCAACTGGATAGACGATAGACCAGAGCCTACTCCCAACATCGTATCAGAACTAAACAAAGAAGCTATTAAGATTATAGAAAAGAATGGATCAACCTCATAACTTAGAAGCAGAAGAGGCGTTGCTGGCCTGTTGCCTACTAGACAATGCTTCCTACGACAGCATCAGCACGATTGTCAACGCAGATGATTTCTACGGCAACTCCAACAAAATAATCTTCAAGGCTATATCTAAGTTATGCTCCTCTGGCAAAGAGTTTTCTGAACTCGACCTTGATGAGTTCCTAAAACGTGAAGGCACAGATAGAGAAGCAGGTGGACTGAGCACCATCATGCACATACAGGGGCAAGCCAGTAGTTCTTTGCAAATAGGAAGCTATGCCAACATTATAAAAGAGAAGTCTAAGTTACGTCAGATTATTCGCACTTCCCGTATCGCCATTGAATCAGCGATAGAGAACCAAGACCCAGACGTAATCATTGCTGACATTGAGAGGGCTGTTACCGCCACCCTAGATAATAACTCTGCTACTGACCCGTCCATCAGAGTAGCCGCTGAATCCTTGCGTGAGGACTTCAAAAAGATGGAGGAGGGAACATACGATACCTTCGCCTTACCAACTAGGATCAAACAACTAGACGAGAAGCTTAGTGCAGGTGGCATAGCCAACGGAGAGGTAATGGTTGTTGCGGCTCCTACCTCCTGTGGCAAGACTTGTATCGCCCTGAACATAGCCCTACAGAACGGCGTGACCCACAGCAAGCCGGGTTTATACTTCTCCTTTGAGATGCAAGCCAAGAGTCTAGCAAAGCGTATGATACAGACCTGCTCTGCTGTAAACCTGAACCAGTTCCAGGAGGGTGTGCTATCCAAAGAGAAACAGAAGCGGGTGTGGGATGCTACAGACAGGGTAGAGAACGCACCTATATTCACAGAGCACTACGTCAGGAATGTTGATGAACTTCGGTCACGTGCTCGTATGTATAAACGTAAGCACAAGATTGAATGGATTGTGATAGACTACTTGCAACTTGTTCCTTGGAACACTAAATTAAAGAAGCATGACGGCATCGCAGAGGTCAGCCACCAGATAAAACTTATGGCGATGGAGTTAGACCTACCTGTTATACTGTTAGCACAAGTAAACAGAGAAGGAGCCAAGCGCGAGACAGGTATTACACTATATGATTTAAAAGACTCTGGGGACATCGAGAACGACGCAGACATTATCCTCTTATTGTGGCCTAACGGCTCAGATACAAAGGAAGCCACAGTTTATAATGATCCTGTC